TACAGAGTTTGTCGATGAGTGGTACTTAGAAGAGATAGCTAAGTCATTACAAGATTGTTATCATAGAAAGATTAAGAACTTATTAATTAATCTCCCCCCAAGAAAAGGTAAAACCAATTTAATATCAATAGCCTTCCCAGTCTGGGTTTGGCTTCATAATCCAGAAGAAAAGTTTATTTGTGCCTCGTATACTAATTCACTTGCGTTAAAGATTGCGGATACAAGTAAGCTACTTATTGAAAGCACTTGGTTTCAGGATAATTGGGGCAATAGATTTAAATTACGCAGAGATCAGAATAGTAAGAGTTACTTTGCTAATGATAAGACAGGTTTCAGGATATCTACAAGCGCAGGCTCGTTCATCACGGGGAAAGGCGGAAATATCTTAATTATTGATGATCCAAACGACCCAAGCGGTGAGTCGGAAGTAACAACTGAAAGAGTTAACACTTGGTGGTCGCAGAAGATGTTCAACCGAGTTAATGATGCAAGAACCGCAATACGTATTATGGTTCAACAAAGATCACAGAGTGAGAACGATCTATCAGGTAATATAATTAAGAATGATGTAGAAAATCAATGGGTTAAGTACATTCTACCAATGGAGTATGAGAGTGGGATTAAGTCTAACTTCAACGATAAAAGAACTATTGAAGGTGAACTATTAAGTTGTCGTGATACTCCTGAAATTGTTAGGCAGTTAAAGAGAGAGATGGGATCAGCTGGCTATGCTGCGCAGTACCAACAAAGACCTGCTCCACTTGAAGGTGGGATGATTAAGAAGCACTGGTTCAAGTTGTATCAATATACAGAGTTACCAGAGATTGAATATACATTACAATCGTGGGACACTGCGCTTACTGCCAACGATGACTCAGCTTACTCAGCGTGTACAACATGGGGTATCTTTTTAGATAGATACGATAACGAGAACGTGATATTGTTATCATGTTGGCGAGATAAGTTAGAGTATCCAGAACTCCGTGATCGTGTTAAGAGATTAGCCAATGATTATAGGGATACTGGCAACAATGCGCTCCCATTGAATATGAAGTATAAGCCCGATCAAATTGTTATTGAAGCTAAGGCGTCAGGTGATCCGTTGATCCAAGACTTAAGAAGGGCAGGAGTTTATGCACAACCTTTTGTACCTAACAAACACGGCGATAAGATCCAACGAGTTAGATTAGTTACTTCTTTAATTGAGAGCGGTATTGTTTGGATGCCTTGTCAAAAGAATAATACTGATAAGATGGCTGATTTTGCTGATGACTTTGTAACAAGTATAAGTTACTTTCCTAATGTTAGTTCTAGGGATTTTGTAGATACTATGACACAAGCATTGATTCTATTGCGTGATGGTAATAGAATATGCCACCCTAAAGATTATTACGAACCAGAAGAATATAAAGAACAGGTAAGGTTTTATTAAATGAAACAGAATAAAAAGTTAAGATTAAATAGACCTGCTATATTTAGGCAACCTGATAATATGCCAGCATTGCCTGATGAGATAATGGATGATGACATTAATGCAGTTGAAGAATTAGAAGACGGTTCAACAGTTTATGAGATAGGTAAACCTCAAGCAGAAGATAAGAAGCCTGATAAGTTTGATGATAACCTAGCTCTCTCGATGAAGGATGAGACATTAAAATCTATATCAACTTACATATTAGAATGTTTAGACGAAGATATCGAAGCTCGTCAACCTTGGTTAGATATTCATACTAAGGTTAAGAAATACCTTGGTCATAATTTGGAGGACTTAGACGATGTGCCGTTTACTCAGGCCTGTAGAACATTTGACACAACTTTAAGCACTGCTTTAATTAGATTCTGTGCTACATCAAGATCAGAGATGTTACCAGACAGTGGACCGTGCGGATATAAAATATATGGACAACCCACGGAAGAATTAGAATATGTTGCTAGTACACGGAGTCAATGGCTTAATTATTTCCTAACTATTAAAGACTCTGCTTATTATAAAGACTTTGAAAAGTCTTTATACTATATAGGTTTCTATGGTTCGATAGTTAAGAAGGTTTACTATGATGAAGTATTAGGTAGGCCTCTATCTAGATTCATTCTCCCTCAGAATTTCTTAATTAATATTGATTGTACGTCAATATTAGAATCAGATCGATTAACTCATATCTTAAAATTATCTACTCGTGAGGTTTTAATAAACCAAAAGAACGGCATATATCGTGAAGTTGAATTGCCTTATTTAAAGGTAAACAATGAGTCAAACGATATGGATGACGATAAGGATGCGGAAGTAACTAAGTCGAATAGTATTGTGAACACGGATAATTACTCACAAAGAACTTTGCACGATGTTTATGAGTCTCATATTTATTTGAACTTAGATGTGTTCGAGAGTAATTATGATACGTCTAAGATCATGGAGATTGCTAAGCCGTACATCGTTACCATAGATAAAGAAAGCAAAGAAGTACTGGCGATAAAACGTAACTGGAATAAGGAAGATAAAGAGTTTGCTCGCAGGAAATATTTTGTTGCTTACCAATATTTTACAGGTTTTGATATATGGGGTCTCGGCTTAGCTAGAATCTCTGGTACAAATGCAATAGCGGTTACTAATATGTTACGTCAAACAGTTGATGCAGCTACATATCAGAATTTACCAGCTGGGTTTATTCAACGTGGGACAACTAAGCAGCAAATAACAGATATAACTCTTGGTGCAGGTCAATGGAAGTTCTTGGATAGCACGGGTGATATAAGGAATTTGTTTGCGCAATTACCAGCTAACGGACCATCGCCAGCATTAATGCAACTGCGTCAAGAAATAATAGGGCAGATGCAAGATCAGTTATCGACTGCCGAGCTTGGCATGATGGACAGTAAAGAAGATATTGCAGTCGGCACGGCAAATGCATTCCTCGAAGAAAAGGATAGAATACAAAACGCTGTACTTAAGTCTTTGCATAATTCATTCTCGGAAGAGCTAAGATTACTCGATGATATATTCAAAGAAGTAATTGATAGAGAGGAGTTTTTTATCAATGGGGAGAATCATATCATTACTAAAGAGCACTTTGTTGATTCGGTGCAAATAATACCTGTGTCGGACCCTTCTGTTAATTCTAATGTTCAAAGAATAATGAAGGCAGAAGCAGTTTTTCAAACAGCAATGCAAATGCCAGATAAGGTTAATGCAGATGAATTGTTAAAGATGATCTTCAAAGCACAAGGTGTTGCGCCTGATGTCATTGAGAGTATCATGGTTAAACCTGATGAGGTAAAACCAGAAGATCCTGTCACTGAAAATATGAATATGATGCAAGGTAAACCTGTAGCTGCTGGATTAGAACAAAATCACGATGCTCATATTGTTGTACACTCTGCTGTAGACAATGAACAATCACAAGCCCATATTCAAGAGCATATGGCTATGAAGTTTATGTTACAGATGCAACAAGAAATGGGAATAGACTTATCACAAGTTGATATGGAAGATCCAGAAATGCAAAACATGATTGCAATTAAAGCAGCACAAGCAGTTGAAAGTTTAGGTTTGAATAAGCATATTAATGAAGGGGACGAATTACCTTTAGAGCAACAATTAATAGCTGATGATATTGAACAGAAACGTGAGGCCAATATTATTAGAAAAGAAATAGCTGATATGAAGTTGGAAGGAGACGTATTTAAAACACAGCTCCAGTTTGAAGAAGCTAAGGAAAAATTAAAGTTTGAGAAAGAACAAGCGTTAGTTGATGCTCGTATTGAAATGGAAAAATTAAAGAGTAGAACGTTATGAGAGATTCAGAATATATATTGGATGAAGTTATACGACTTTTAAAAACTAATTTAGATGTTGTAGAGAGTAATCTAATTAGCGGTAACATTATTAATATTGAAGACTATAAATATAATCTTGGAATAAGAAGAGGTTTGCACGTGTTGCAAGAACATATTAGTGAATTAACGAGAGGTAATTAATTATGAAACAGTTTATAGCTAGCTATGATGCACCTGTTGATGAAATAGGAATTGATTTAGATAACTTTGATTTAGAAAGTGAATTAAAATTATTTGATGATTATACACCAAAACCAACTGAGATATTAATCAGACTTTATATTCCACCGCAAGTATCAAAAGGTGGTATCATTATGAATAATACTAATAGTATTTATAATGAAATAGTCGGCTATATTGCTAAAATAGGTAAGTGTTGTTTTACTGGTGATAGATATAAGGATTGGGGTGATTGGTATAAGGTAGGTGATTATGTTGTTTTCCCAAGACATGCTGGTATACGTTTTGCTTATGATAAGTTACCTGTGTTTTCAATAGTTGACGACGCACCTTTAGCTGTAATAAAAGATCCAAGGAAGGTTAAATAATGGAAAATATTAACCATGGTGTAAGCCCAGATGATGACATTAATACAATCATGAGTGATATTGAAAAATATACTCAAGAAGAGAAAGATAACGCCAATTTAGAAGAACCCGAAGGTAAAGATTATATTGATCCTCGTGAGCAGAACATAGAAGAGCATGACGAACAAGAAGCTACTGAGGAAGAGCCTGCTGAAAAGGCAGAATTAGCTGAAGAGCAAGAAGCTATTAATGAAGCAGATATATTTAAAGATAAATATTATGCCGAAAAGAAAAAACGTAAGAGTTTGTATGCTGATCGTCAGAACTTAGAAGATGAGAACAAGGAATTAAAGAAAATCCTTGGTGGCACTATGAATACTAACGCTGAATTGTATGGGCGTGATCTTTATAATGACTTAGAAAAGATTAAAAACATAAAGAAACAAGCATTATTAGGTGAAGATGCTGATTTATTACTTGAAGCTGATGAGATTTATCAAAGAACTTTATATAAGATAAATGAATTTGAAAGTTCACAAGCAAGAAACGCTTCTCATTCGGAAGATCAAGACAATATTGGGAGTGCTCATGATAGGGAGAACTATCAAGAGCAGTTAGAACAACAAGAGTTAGCTAGAAAAAGTCAAGAATGGTTACAAGATAGGCCCGAATTGGTTGAAGGCTCATCTAAGTTTAATCCTAAGATACAAAGAGAGCTTGCCGAGTTTATAGAGCAGTTTGATTATGAACTTAGAAGGAACGGCAGAGAAGATGAGATTTTAAGCGATGCTTATCTCGATGTATTAGATGAATATATTGATAAAGTTAAGGTAAATCCTAAGAAAGACGGATATACTACTTCAAAAGTGGGTGGGGTTAGAAATAATTTCTCTAATAGCTCTCCAAGTGCTTCAACTAAGATTACGCTAACGGCATTCGATAAGAATTATGCTAAGAATTTAGGAATTAGTGAAAAAGAGTATCTTAAATATAAGATTGAAGATATGAAAGAATCAAGAAATAGTAGGTAGGATATGAAAAGTGAACGTGAATCACGTGGTTTAGACGTAAGGGCAGCTGAAAAACAAGATAAAAGAGCTAAGTATAATATGAAATATGTTAGTAGTACTGATATACCGGAAC